TGTATCTTACGTATATTTGTATCGAAGTGAAGTACCTTTATACGAAAGAAGTTTTGCAATGTTTAATGAAGGTATAAAACATATGCAAACACTTTTAATAAACAGATTTGATTATATGCGTTCAACATATATTCCTCGTTCAAGTAGTTCTGCATATACCACGTCTTCATCTTTTTAATCATTATGTGTAATAATGAAAATTGCACATGTGAAAATTGTCAATATTCTCTTGGAAATCCTTGTGGATGTAGTGAAGGTAAAAATGAATGTCACTAAGATTAAAAAATGCAGCAGCAGCATTAGATAGCACTAGTCTTACTTCAGTATATACTTGTCCTACAAACTTTACCGCAAGAATAAAAGAAGTATGGGTAACAAATATAGATGGATCAAGTGCAGCTAACATAACTTTAAAGTGGACAGATACTTCTGCAAGTGCTACGTATGATTTACTTAGTACTTTTAGTGTAGCTGCAGATAATTACAAACAATTTGCTGATACTAATATTGTACTAGAAGCAGGAGATATATTTAAAGCACAAGCTTCTGCTGCAGACGATCTTACAGTATCATTGTTTATTGAAGAAGAACTAAATGTTACGGGATAATCATTAATGCCAGATACTTCCTCTATATCTCCAGTTACAGTTTCTTTAGGTGGTGGTCTTATTTTAGATAAGGACGATTTCTCTATTCCACCGGGAGCAGCGGTAGCTTTACAAAACTTTGAGCCAAGCATAAAGGGAGGCTATCGAAGACTTACAGGAAGTAGTAAGTTTGATGATGATCAGGTAAATAGTACAAATACAATTTTAGGAGTTAAGGTATTTAATAGTGGTGTATTAGCTGCTTCAGGTAATCTATTAAAATTCAGTACAGGAAGTGGTTGGTCTGCAAGTATTGCTACAAGAACATCTGCTGGTCGTTATAAATTTGACAATTTTAATTTTACTAATGCTGAAAAAGTAGTAATGGTAGATGATGTAAATCAAGCTGCTACATATGATGGTTCTACTTATACCCTATTGAGTAGTACTGGTGCTCCTGCTGATCCAGCTTCTGTAGCTGTATTTAGGGATCACATATTTTTTGGAGGAATGTCTACTAACCCACAAGAAATTGTATTTACTGCACCCTTTCTTGAAAATGATTTTACGGCGGCAAATGGAGCAGGGTCTATAAAAGTTGATACAAGCATTGTGGAATTAAAAGTCTTCCGCGATGCTTTATTTATTTTTGGTAAAGATAAAATATATAGACTTACTGGTACAAGTATAGCAGATTGGCAAGTAGTGCCTGTAACAAGAACATTAGGTTGTGCCGATGGATTTTCTGTACAAGAAATAGGTGGTGATCTTTTGTTTTTATCTCCAGATGGTTTAAGAACAATTGCTGCTACTGCTAGAATTGGTGATATAGAATTAGGTACTGTGTCTAAACCAATTCAACCACGTATTGAAGATATTGGTTTTGATAATGTTACTTCTGTTATTGTAAGAGGAAAAAGTCAGTATAGATTGTTTTATCCCAAAACAGGTGGCAGTACAGAAAATAGTAATGGTATTCTGGCTACGTTAAAAAGAACGCCAGAAGGAAATATTGGATTTGAATACGCAGACTTAGTAGGTATAAAGCCTTCATCTATGGATTCTGGTTTTATTAGTAATACCGAATACACAATTGAGGGCGGGTATGATGGGTATGTACGTAGACAAGAAAATGGGGATACCTTTGATGGATCAAACGTAATATCTGTATATCGTTCTCCTGATTTATCTCTTGGAGATACGGGCCTAAGAAAACTTATGCAACGAATTATTTTAAATTACGAAGTAGAGGGAACAATAGCTGCAGAACTTAGAGTTAGATATGATTCCGATTCTAAAGATACACCACAACCCGCAAAATTTGATATTACCTCTCCCGGTGGAATAGCAATTTTTGGTAGTTCTTCTGCTACATATAATAATGCTGTATATGGATCAAGTGGTGCTCCTATATTTAGAAGGGCTATTGAAGGATCAGGATTTTTAATTGCTGTTAAACTTAATCACAATAGTTCCAATAATCCTTTTACTATAAATTCATATCAATTAGAATTTACAAATGGAGGACGTAGATAATGGGTTCAACATATACAAGACAAAGTAGTGCTGAAATTGTAGATGGCGAGGTTATTCAAGCATCAGATTTTAATGATGAGTTTGAACAACTTGTATCTGCTTTTGCTGTATCTACAGGACATACCCACGACGGTACAACCGCTGAAGGTGGTCCTGTAACCAAGCTTTTAGGTACAGCCATTACGATTGGGGATGGTACTGCTGGCACAGATATTGCAGTTACTTTCGATGGTGAAACAAGCGATGGTGTTCTGACTTGGATGGAAGATGAAGATCATTTTAAGTTCTCTGATGATGTTGTAATAGATAGTAGTAAAAGAATATACTTATATGATGAGGGTGGGGAATATATCTATGGTGATGGTACTGATTTATATTTAGTATCTGGCGCAGATATTAATATTCCTGCTGATATTGGATTAACTTTTGGTGACGATGGTGAAAAGATAGAAGGTGATGGCACTGATCTAACAATTAGTGGTAATAATATTAATCTTACCGCTACAGCAGATATTGTAATTCCTGCTGATGTAGGCATAACTTTTGGTACTGGTGAAAAGATTGAAGGAGATAGCACAGATTTAACTATTACATCAGGAGCAGATATTAATCTTACTGCTACAGCAGATGTAGTTATTCCATCTGGCGTTGGACTTATTTTAGATGGATCAGGTGATGAGAAAATAGAGTCAGATGGTACAGACATTTCAATTAGTGTAGGTTCTGGTGGAGATATTAACATCCCCGCTGATATTGGTGTAACTTTTGGTGACGATGGTGAAAAGATAGAAGGTGATGGTACTGATTTAACTATATCAGCTTCTGCTCTTTTTAATGTAGATGCTGGTACAGATATTGTTTTAGATGCTGGTGGTGGTGATATTTTCTTTAAAGATGATGGTACTACTTTTGGCAGTGCTACTAATACTTCAGGTAATCTTATAATTAAATCTGGTACTACAACTGCTTTAACTTTTAGTGGTGCCAATGTAACTGGTGCAGGTACATATACTGGTGGTGGTACTATGACTACTGGGGGTAATATTGTTATTCCTGATGCGGGTAATATTGGTTCTGCTAGTGATACGGATGCAATAGCAATTAGTTCAGGAGGAGTTGTAACTTTTTCTCAAAACCCAGTATTTCCCGATGGTGGTACAGATATTGCTGATTTAGATATAGATGGTGGTACAGATATTGGTGCAGATTTAACTACTTCTGATTTAATTATCGTAGATGATGGGGCAGGTGGAACTAATAGAAAAGCTGCCTTATCTAGAATTAATACTTTAGTACAAACTGCTGGTGGATTTCCTTTAGCTGCTTTAGATATAGATGGCGGTACAGATATTGGTGAAGATATTGTAGATGCAGATTTATTTATTATTGATAATGGAGCAGGGGGGACCAATAGAAAAACAGCAGCTTCTAGACTTAAAACATACATTGGAACAACAGACCTTACTAGCATAGGTTCAAATGTTGTAGCTGATGGAAGTGGTACTAGGGATTTAGGAACTAGTAGTGCAGAGTGGAATGATCTTTATTTGGCAGATAGTTCTGTTATTTATTTTGGTAATGACCAAGAGATTACACTGACCCATGTAGCTGATACAGGGCTTAATTTAAAACACGCTGCATCGGGTGACGATAAGTATCCGATAATTACCTTACAAACTGGTGATACAGATATTGCTGTAAGTGATAAACTTGGTGTTATTAATTTTCAAGCACCAGATGAAACTACTGGAACAGATGCTATATTGGTTGCTGCTGGAATTGAAGCTGTATCAGAAGGAGATTTTAGTTCTTCCAATAATGCTACCAAACTTAGTTTTAAGACAGCGGCGAGTGCTGAAGCTGCTGAGACTGCATCACTAAGTTCTACAGGCGTATTTACAGCAACAAGTTTTAGTGGTTCTGGTGCTGGATTAACAACAGGAACTACGCCAATAGCTACATTGGATATTGATGGCGGTACTGATATAGGTGCTGATATTGTTGATGGAGATTTGTTTGTTATTGATGATGGGGCTGGTGGAGCCAATAGAAAAACAGCAGCATCAAGAATTAAAACTTATGTTGGCGGTGGTGGTGCTTACTTTTTGGGTGGGGCTTCAGGGGCAACAGGTGATACCACTAACGGACTTGAAGATATTTTTAGAGTAAACAGTGCAACAGCAGATACCAGTTGTACAATTGCAAGTTCAACCAATGCCAGTGCAACAGGCCCATTAACTGTTAGTAGTGGAGTTACTATTACTATAGATGGCGTTTTGGCTATAATTTAAAGAAAAGGATAAAAAATGAGCACACTTAAAGTTGATGCGTTAAGTTCAAAATCAACTGATACAGATTTAGCTATCACTGCTGATGGCTCTGGCCTAGTAGATATCGAAACGGGCTTCAAAGTATCCGGCACTGCTGGTGTTCCTACAGCGGATATTCGTGCTGATGCAATTACAGGCGCTAAGATTGCTGATGACGCTATAGACAGTGAACATTATGTTGATGGTTCTATTGATGAAGCTCATATAGCTGATGATGCTGTAACTTTAGCTAAGATGGCAGCGGGAACAGATGGAAATATTATTAGCTACGATGCTTCAGGCAATCCAGTTGCAGTAGCCACAGGAACTGATGGTCAAGTTTTAACCAGTGCTGGTGCTGGACAACCACCAGCTTTTGAAGCGGCGGCTGGCGGCGGCGGCGCTTGGAACATAATCGGCACGGCAGTGGCTAGTGACAGCGCAAGCCTGACAGTAACAGGACTTGATTCTACTTACGATACTTACGCTATAGGCTTTAGTGACATGGTCCCCGCAACAAGTCACACAGGTACGAGATTTAGAGTAGGCGATTCATCTGGGGTGGACTCGGCGTCGGGCGATTACAACTATTATACCTCGACTCATAAATCCTTTGATGGCGGTGGCATCACCCATGCAGCCGACGAGAGTGCTGACCACATTAACTTAGCAGATTCAACTGACAATAACGCTGGGTCTGGTTTTGGCGGCATGCTCTATCTTAATCGCCCCGGCGACGGCACTTCTGGTCCGATGGTTTCTGGAACTTTCGTCGCAATAAAGAACACGATGAGTAATTCGATGTGCCATGTAGTAGCTGGTAACAGATCAACGGTCATCACCCTAGATCGAGTTAATGTTTCTTTTATCTCTGGCAATATTACTAGTGGAAGAATGACAGTTTGGGGGATTGCACATGCCTAGACACCATATGGTTAATAATGAGAAAGTTTGGTTCACGCCAGAAGAAGAAACCGCCCAAGATGCCGTTGAAGCTGCATGGGCCGCTGGTGCAAATGACAGAGCTTTTGAAGAACTGCGAAGAGAACGCAACCAGCTTCTGAACAACACCGATTGGTATGCTAATAGTGATGTTACTATGCCATCAA